GCTAGAAACTCTGCACCATCATTCTCATTGACCCTGATCAACTCTGTAACTAATTGTGAGTAACTTGACATGTTTTATTAGCCGTATGTTACTGTTATGGTCGATGCAGAGGTAGGCGCAGCTATTGATACTAATCCATCAACCTTTAATCCAAAGTCTGCAAAGTTAATATATGCATGATCGGATGCGGTAGCCACAGTAAACATAAAGATGTTACCGGCAATGTTACCCAATGGTGTAGTGGATGTCCCATTAATGGTAAACTTACCAACACCTGTAGCATAGATTGATCTAATACGTGTGTCTTGAACAACTACACTGGTGGTAGCGTCAACTAAAACTCCGCTGCCGTCTAGGTAAGCTGAACGAATATTGGTAGCCATATTATTTATTCCCCGAGGTCAATACGTTATATCTTTGATAATTAGGAGTATAAGGTCTCAATAGGTTATACGCAAATAAAAAGGCCCACCAGCTTAATAGCTAGTAGGCCTTAATACTATTAGTTAGTGTAGGTAACTACCCAGATCAACTTGATCCAGAAGCACCAAACCACTGCCGCCAGTCTGACCAACCGAAAGCATAACGCTCACGACACTTATAGCGGATGTTGCCGGTATCGAAATCAGGCTCCATCTTAGTCTGTAGACCAACACGGTCAAACATCTTAGTACCATTAGACTGATCCGTCTTTAAGAACCAAGCATTGGTATCGGAGAAGCGACGATTAACGAAAGCTCCACCGGGAACAGTGCCCATGCTCATGATAGCGTTGATGTTGTTCTGTGCGAATCCGGTAGAAGCAACGTTACCGGCAGTAGTTGTACCGGGGCTGCGAAGGATTTGCTCAGCAGTGAATCCTAGATCACTAGGGATGTGTAGAGACTTGGCGCTTGCACCAATTAGGATGTTACGCTCATCCTTAATCTTGGAGATTGCAATAGATGCGGTCTCCAATGCAGCTTCAGATAGGTCAGTAGCACCGATTAGGTTGCTCTGATTACCTGACAAAGTCGGGTGAGCATTACTGATCATTGCTACACCATCACCACCAAGGTAGGATGCTGAGAATGCATTGTTGTACACATCAGCTGCCTTGACTTGCTTTGTATTACTCATGGCACGGGCCAGAGCTTTAGCACGAAGTTTGGCAAACGAATCATAAAGATTGTCTTCCATAGCTTCTTCGGTGATAGCAAAAGCTAGGGCAATCGTTTCCATAGTGTAACGAGCCGTATAGCCTTCCTGTGCTTCATCATAGGATACGGAAGAACCTTCATCCTTAGTTGGAGCTGTTCCGAAACCTGTGAAGAGTACTTCTTCTTCAAAGGCACGATCTGAGGACTCAGTTTCAAATAGAACTTTATGCTCATCTGCAACTTCACCATATTCCATACCGAAGACTTCATTAAGTCCCGGTAGTAATTGCTTACTTATCGCTGAACGATTAATAGCCATTTTTTAATTTCCTTTCCTATTAAGTAGCTGATAAGGCAACAGTGACATATGCATCAGCATGGGTGAGTAAACGAACTTCAACCTTTGTGAATGCGTCACCGATAGAGTTACCGGGTTCTTTGATGATTGCGATAGGCACTAATGCACCTGTCGAAGCTCTAGTTGATGGTTCAATGCCGAAGCCTGAACGACCAGTTACTGTAGAACCGGCACCAAGTGTAACAGCCATTGCAAACGTGTTTAAGTCGCCAGCGGTTACTGGGGCATCAGCGTTAATAGCATACGTCTGCCGCTCATCATCATAGATGTAGGCTTCGATATTACTTGCTGACGTTCCAGAGGGCCAGTACTTAGACCATGTAGGTGTGCCATTGACATCATACTTAACGCCTGCAAAGACTCCAAGTACTTTTTCAGTGGTGGCTGCATAGACGTTGATATTACCAACAGTCGTTTTAACTAGGTCGCCGGAAAAGATATTCGCAGCATAACCAGAGGCGATAGAGTAGACGTTAGTACCTGAAGTATTGGCACCTGCTCCTCGCTTACGGTATGGACGAAGACCGTCGAGTGCTTTAGTAGTACTCATATTGTATTCTCCTAAGTGGATTGATTGGATAAAATGTCAAGGGTAACTAGGGTTTCCTAATTAACTAAAAGAAGGGGTTCGACCTTTCGTAACTTGACTACGAGATCGGTTGGAAATGGGCATACGAGAATCATTTGCTTGGTCAAGCTGTGAGTGAACTGCGTCAATCATTTCTCGACTTTTATTCTCATAGTATTCTTTCCGTGCCACAGCTTTTCCTGTCGGTATTTTTGCGAGACCTAAATCTCCCCGGCATACCGTTCCTGTGTGGCGACCTGACTCCTTCACGAAAGAGTTATATTCCATTTCTGGGGCTTCTTCAGACTGTACAAACGACCAACCTTCATGGAGGCGCTTACCAAGATTAGAGATATCATCCTGACCTTTGAGGGTCATCCTGATCCATCTGAGGGACATACCTTGAGAACTAAACCTGTCCCGAACTTCTTCGGGGATTTCTAGGAAGTCTGGTTCTTCAAACGTGTATTCTTCCTGTCTGGTATTCTGCTCTCGTTCATTGGAACTACGTGTATTAACTTCTGGGAACCGTGACATATTATTTACCTCCGCGATTAATGTTGATTGTTGAATATTCACCGTCTGCTGCTTCAGCTTCTAACTTACTGGCTGCAAAACGATCCAATGGTATATCCCACTTTTGGGCCATTGCTACATCTTCACGGGTCAACTTAACTTTGTTGGACTTCCCGCCAGACAGTGTTGGTGCAGTTGTACGCGATCCTCCTGCAACCATCTGAGGAACTTTAGCTCTAGGCTTAGGCTCCTGAGTTTCTTCAACTAATTCTTCAACTTGTTCTTCTTGAGCTACGTCAAACTTCTTAGGGAAGTTCTCCCGTAGTCGCTGATCGACCTCATCATAGAACTCATCATCTGATGGGTCAAAACCTTCAGCCTTTAATTGTGCATCAATATGTAATGCAGCGGCTGTTAAGACTTTGTCTTCACCGAACCATGTATTGTCTTCAGTCCATGCTACAGCTTTGGGGTCATAGTTAGCTTCTTGTGGCTGTGGTGCTTGGATAGTTTCTTTAGGTTCTTCAGTGTCCTCAAAATCTTTATAGGCTTCTTGACTCTGCTTATTAAGCATCATCTCAGCTTGAGATTGAGATAGATTAGTTTGGGCTTGAACAATAGCATCTGTGTCTTCAGATTCTAATGCTGCCTTATAACTATGTTGTGCCTGTGTAATACGATCTGCAATAGCTTTTCCTGTTGCATCCATATTAGCTTTTTGTGTCTTAGTATATTCAGTTGCCTGTTTTTTAATAGTGTCTTCCAACTCTCTGATACGGGTTTCACGATTGACTAGCTGGTCATCCCGGTCTTTACGTTGTTTAATCAGTTGTCGGATTCGCTTTTGGGCACCTTTTGTTTCGATACCGTCAAGTTCTTTTGGGGGTTTAACAGACTCTTCTTTAGTCTTTAAAGATTCTTTAGGGTCACTTTCGATTTCAAACTCTACTTTTGGAGTTTCTTCTTTTGATTCCCTTGGGTCTACTTTCGACCATTCATCTTTATCTTCTTCGATCTCAATCTCAAGCTGATCTTCAGCCATATTTATTCTCCTACGTTGGCGGTGAACCAATCGGTCTTAATATTCACCTATAGTTTATTGTATAACATACCTTTAGGGGTCTATGCAAATTAGATTAATTTGATAGGTTGTATGTTGGGTCTAGGTCTGATGCATCATCCAGTGTCATTACTGCCTGATCATCATAGATCAATAGGAGTTTAATACCCTTATAGATCATCTTTGTCCCTACATGCTTATGGTATGAGATGGTATCTCCAACCTTACACCATGGGCCATTGGGGAACTTTTCTTTATCTTGATAGGCTGTGTCACCTAAAGATATGACTCGACCTACCGTAGTTAGGTAAGCCATGTCATCACGGGTAGAGTCGGGGAGGATGATACCACTCTTTGTCTTGGCTTTTACTGAGACAGGTCTTACTAGTATATGGTATCCATTTAGTTTGGGTAACTTTTTAGGATCAGGCTTATCAGCATCTTCAATCCATTCGTCGTTCTTTAACGCTCCAGCTATTGGCATCTGCATATTAAAAATCTTCCTTATCTATTTCATCTAGGTTTTTAGTTAAGATATCCTTGATGAGTGCTTGAGCATGATACATACCTTCAACTTTACCTACCATAAACTGGTACTCTGCATAGTCGTTGGCTACACCCCTACTCAAAGAATCAACATGGGCATCAATGTCTTGCTGGATAAGATGATTGATCTCTTTATATATAGTCATAATGTTAGTTATACACAAGGACTATTTTATATGCTAGGACTTTTTAGTTTTATTATCGTCCACTAGGAGCTTACCTATAACATCACCGACCTTCATACGTTCCTCTTGAGTGAAGGACTTGTCTTGTTTGATTAGGTCAGTCATAGCTTTGATTGCTTCCTTCTGTAAAGCTAGACTACGATCTTTGGTCTTTTCTTCGATCTGGGTTAGTGCAGTGGCACCCTTTTCGTAGGCCTTCAATGCTAGTTCTTTTTCATCTAGGTCTATCTTACGGTTGGCAATCTGTGACTCACTCAACTCTTTCGCTAGGGTTCCTTCAACACGTTTGTCATCAATGATTAATCTTTGCTCTTCCAGTTTAACCATCTGTTCTTCAGGTGAACTTGGGCCTTTATCTGCTGCAGCTTTGTTGGCTTCCATAACCTGTGAAGCTGCCTGTGTCATAGCCATCTGTATTACCTTAGGGTCTTGACCATCAGCACCTTTGGTCAGCTCTTTAGTCACCCCATTCATTTGTTCTTGGTATTTCATGATACTGTGTTCTTGAATGTTTGCAGTGATTAGGGGGACTATCCTCTGCATGATGGGTGATCCACCATTGGCAGGGTCTTGTAGGTAGGCCATCTTAACCTGTATGTGTGCATCATGTTCCTGACCTGCAAAAGCTTTGATGGGCATACCTTTGACTGCAGCCATCAAGTCTGATACTGGGTCCAGTGGTTGTGCATCAGGCTTCTTAGGCATGATCCTGTCTAGGTTGGGCATGTTTGCTGATTGGAGGATAGTCTTATTTAACTCCTCCATGTCAAACATACCTGCAGGGGAGGTCTGGGCCATCTGCATAGCCATCTGGTTCATCATCATCCTGTGTGCATTGGATGGAACATTAGGGTCAGATACTGGGATGACATCAATTTTGCCATCATAGTCAGACTTTAGGGCCTTGTTATCATAGTCATTAAGCTCATAGGGGTACTCATCATCCAGAAACTCATAGTTGAGTCTGGCAAGAATCTTAAGTTCTTCCTTCTGTGCCTTATGTAATCTTTTATGTACAGATGAGAAGAACTTACCGGAAGCTTCAAGTAGGGCCATGGTAGTCCCGACTGGACCATTGTTATTACCGTCTGAGATAACTTTCTCTGTAGAGTCTGCAAACTTCTCGCCAATACCGGAGACAAATTGTAGCATCTGGAAGAGGGTCTGTGATGGTTCTTTATAGGGGAGTGGCACAATAGACTTAGTTAAGTCCATACCAGTTGCCTCTACTTCTTTAAATTCACCGGGGGCTATAGGATCATTGTCACCGGTGATACGAACTCCCTTAGCTTTGAAGCCTGCCGGTAGTGTGGCGAACTGACCAGCATCCACTAGGGCACGTAAGGCACTTGTGGCTGTCATAGTTAGATTGCCTAGGAAATGCATTAAACCTAAGCCATAGAATCCGAAGCCGGGGACAAACTTATAGTGGACAAAGAAGTCTTTCTTTATTCTACGGGGATCATCAGCATTATAGTTCCTACGGATTGATAGGATAGTTCCACTGTCAAGGTCTAGTGTAACGATGTAGGGCAGGGTAAGCTCAGTATCATCCTCATCAACTTCGATGTCTAGGTAGGTATGCTGCTCCAGTAGTGTAAACTGAGGATCATACTCAGCCTGTGGGGATACACCCATAACCTCATTCATCTTGATAGCCATACCAGCCAAGTTTGGCTCACTAGCCTCGCCTAAGTCTATATCCCTATACATACCGGACACTACTTCACGTTCCATCTCTATGGGTGATCTATAGATGACCTGTGTATATCTTGCAGCCTTCTGTAAGGATGTGGCAAAGTTTGAGATGTAGAACTGATTAATTGGGACAAACTCTGAAACGTTTACACCCAGACCCACATCATGGTAGACCTTCTTGAATGCTGATCCGAATAGTGGTAGATGGAATAGCATCCGCTCCTGTTCATCAAAGTACTCAGGCATCTCATCAGTGATCTGATAATTCATATGATTCTTGATACGATTGGCCTGATTTAGTTTACCTTCTGTTTGTTTACCTATTACCTTAGTCTTGACTGGTCCTGAGGCAGGCAACAACTCTTGTATGGCCTTGGATTGGAACTTTACTGCAGACTCAATCAGTAATGGATGCACTGCAGTACAGGCACCTTCAAATGGTTCTGATGTCTCTTCAATCTTAAGACCCAATAGGTCGAAGCCTTTGTCGAACATCTGTTCCCACTCTTCTCTGGAGGATTTGTCAGACTCATAGGCATTGATTACGTTTGTGGATATTTCCTGTAGGTCTTCTTCGTCCATCTTGTCTACTAGGTTTTCATAGAAACCATCAGTTGACTTAGGATCAAAGTCCGGTATTTCTGACTCTTCATTACCTTCAAGGTCGATAACTACGTTACCATTTTCATCAAATTCTAATGTAGACATGGGAGACTCAAGATCATCCTCCGTAGGATCAATCATAGGCTCATCATTCATAATAGGTTCGTTGGGGTTCTTAGCTATAGCCATGGTTGATTCATATCCAATATTAATTTATGTTTGACTGTACCGATACTAATATTCTGGAGTATATAGGCTAAGTGCCATAAATGCAAATCCTTTTAGACTTTCCAGTATGCCCTCTTTCTGGCTCTGGGTGAATCCATCGGATCGTAGTTGGGGTCTTCAGGGTGTAGTACATTCCAAGAATCTCTCATATACTGGATAGCCATAGTCATACAATCGACTTGGTCATCATGTGCAGCATTGGGGAATGTAATTGCTTCATCGAATAGGTCAATAGCCCAGTCTTTATTACTGGGTATCCAGACCCTTCCAGACTCCATTAATGGTGTGGAAGCATAGACCCTACTAACTTTATCCCTGTCAGGTAAGTAATCTAAGACTGGCAGACCAGCCCTCCTCAGGTCTTGAAGTAATGATTGTCCTGATGCCTTCTTCTCAATGATACATATGTCTGGCCTGTACATGTCATGCATCTCTTGAGCTTTTCTTC